GCTGGACCAACTCCACCATCTTCGTTAATTAATTCTGCAGTAAATGCTAATGGTGAATCTGACTGTGATACCTTTCTTGTATCTTTCCAAACATTTGAACCAGTCATTGCTATATCAAAAAGATATAATGCGGCATATCCAGTTGAACCTGCTCCAACTATTTCCATACCTCTTGCACGAGCTGTACCAATATTAGCACCGGCATGATTAATTAAATTCATGGTTGTATAATTAGTAATATCTGGAAGACCAGCTACTGTACTTAATTTTAATCTACAATAGTTACCTAATCTAATTTGAGTTGAAGCTGCGTTCACCGTTGCGGTCGCATCTGCTCCTCTTGGTTTTTCTACTGCAACATCTCTTGATGAGTGATCAATTCTACGTCCTTCGACATAAGATTGGTTAGCCGATAATTCAACGTTTAATCTTCCTTGACCGTATGTTGTAGCTGCGGAGGTATTTCCTGCATTTCCATCTGCTATAATCTGTGCAGTTGTTTTATAACCAAAATTAGATCCAGTATTTAAATATTCTTTTATATCTAATTCATAAGGTGATATTGTATAATCCCCTGATTCTTCTGATGTTCTAGTAGCAAGAGCTTCCCAAAGAGTAGTTTCTTCATATGCTGCAGTAACATCAACCTTAGCAACTTTACCATTTTCTATTTCTAAACAAGGAATATAATTTGTTAAAGTAGCATTTAAAGAAGCTTCTTTAACTAAATCTAATTCAATCTGATACCTATTAGCTCCTGGAGCAGCAAAGTTAGGAGTACCTGTTGCATTATCAACTAAGGCTGCGTGACCAGATGTATCTGATGATACTAAATTTTCCGTTACAGATAAACCTACTCTATAGGTAGGAGTATTTGTATACTTATCTAATATTATAGTTTTTGATGGTACATAAACATAAGTACCATTTACGAAATAAACACCTTGTGTAATTGATGCACTTGAACCTACCCCAACAGCTCCTGAAGATTTTAATTTACCATATCTAACTGTTGTAGAGGTTGTTCTTGCATCAGTAATAATTTCTTCACCATTTACAAATTTACCTACGTCTCTATTATCTCCACCTTTATCGGCGTATGTAATATATAATGTGTGAGGGTTTGATGCGTCTGTAGCAGCTGCATATCCAACAACATCTGCAGTAACTTCATTTGTACCATTAGCATACCCAGTAATTTTAGATCCAACAAACTCTGCTAGCATTTCTGAGGTTATAGTAATTGAACCACCAACACTATGAGAAAATGAAGTTTCTAATTTAATAAAATCGTAATTTAAGTTGTGGGTAACATATCCACCAGAAACCCTTGAACCATCTGTATAAGCTACAGCTGCACCTCTTTCTATTTGGTTTTGAAGTGCGGTTTGAAGTTGTGTTAATTCTCTGGCTTGAACTGCATATCCTGGTCTAAACAGGACTCTATGATAATTTTTAGTTTCGTCGAAATCATCATAGTACGGTTGTATGTTGTAGCTTTTTACTTTTGTTGTTGCCATATTTTTTACCTATTTTCTAATATTTATAATTAGAATTCAATTATAACTTTTATATCTTCAATCTGTGTTGTGGATCTATTAATTGGATTTCTATTCTCTAAGAATAGTATTTCTCCTGATCCTCTGTTAACTTCTGGATTACCAACTGCGTTAGAAGATTCAATCGCGCCGGCTGTTGTTGAAGTTTGTCCAGTAATAGTTTCTCCATTTGTAAATGGTTTATAGCCTGTTTTACTATTTTGTGTATAATAGATATATCCATTTCCACTATCTATAGAAACTACATAAGCTTGTGCTGCTGATGTTCCACCAACTAATAATTCATCTACTGTATAATTAGCTACTGTTACACCTGAAGCGAAATCTAAATAATTCATAGCTTTTAAAGTTGTGGCTGATGAAATAGTAGATGTTCCATAATTAGTAGGGTTTTTGACTAAAGAGATTTGTCTAAAATCATTACCAACTGTTAAGTCTGCACCTGCTCCACCTGCGCCTGATAGCTGTGTATTAATACCTACGAAGAATCCACCTAGTTCTGATACTGGATCTACTCCGTGACCAAGTGCTGGTGCGATTGTAGCATTAGCTACTGCTGAACCTGCTGAGAAACTAATATCTGCAAATGTATAATCTGTACCTTTATCATTAAGAGTAATACTAGCTACATTTTGTGTTGAACCAGAACCACTCATTGTTATATTACCTGATGCTACCGCTGCTCCTGAACCATCACCAGTAATAGTGACTGTAGGCTTAGAAGAATAATCTCCACCACCTGCACTAACTTCGATTCTTTCTATACCTGCTGCTTTTGCATGGTCTCTAGAAGCTTTTTGGTTTAGGTATTGTGCATAATCCCCTTCTGATAAAGCTGCCTCTGCTGCTGCATCATTAGCATATGCAAAGGTTAATATAACACCGTTTGAAATACTTTGTGCTGCTGAAAGAGTAAGTTTAGAACCTGCAATAGCTGAAACTGTTGGTGTTCCAGAGATTCCTGTACCTGATACTGTCATTCCAGTATGTATTTTAGAATTAATTTCTGATAAAATAACTGTTGTACTAGAAGAAACTGCTCCCGTTACTGTTCCTTGACCACCAAGGGAAACGGTCTTGACTGGCATATAAGAAGTAGTAAGGAATTTCTCTGAATCTGCAACTGTTAAAGTATACATATATTTCCAAGTATATCCATCTGATTCTGCTGTTGGAGCAGTTAATGTTTGTGTAGGTTGTACAGTAGAAACTGTAGCTCCTTTTACGATACACTTATAAACTTTAAATTCTGATGTAATAACATAGAATGCTTTATCATATATTGATCCATCGTTTGAATCCCAAGCATAATATGTTGTACCAGTAGTCCAAGTGTGCCTTGGTACCACGTGGGTAACATCAGTAGATGCTATTTTCTGCATGGCCATAAAATTAGCCCTTGCTTCTCCAATATCATCTATATGATCGTTTGGTGTAAATGGTGTAGTATCAGTTGTATCTGAAGTTGTTAAAGACCAAACATCAGGTTTACCAATAGCTACATATACGCTATTGTTTCCAACGTCCTCTTTAAAGTTTTCAGCATTTACTGTCCTAAATTTTGATGTGACTATTGCTGTCATTTTTCGTTTCCTCTAATCTATGTGAACAAAACTATTCACGTTATATCTATTTATACTAGTTGAACCCATGTTTTTAATCTGTGTGGACCCAAAATGTTCTATTTTACCATTTTGATCGTATAACCTTGCCGTTGTATCGAACGGGGCTTTAAGAGCAAAAGGGTTTGTTTCGTCAAATGTTTCACTTCTATCGGACTTATGATTTAGATATAATATTAATATATCTTGTACATCTTTAGCACGAATCTCATTATGAACTGCACTACCAACTCTAATCTTTGGTTCAACAACATAACCCATTCCAACATTAGAAATACTTGCTGATCCAGTTAAATTACCATTTCCATCCAACGGTAAAGTAGCTACTGCTTGTACATTTGTACCTAATAAATCACCAGCTTCATCTTTTGCTGTTGGTGCATCTATTATTAATGTCGGAGCTACTCTATAATTTTTAGGTTCGCCTTCTATTATATTTATAGTTGATAATTTACCAACATTTGGATTTGCTGTAGGGGTTAAAAAGATAGTTGCATAACCAGAACCTGGATTACTAATAGTTATATTATCACCATCAACTCTCCCTTTAGCATCAATAGCTAAACTTATAGTTGGTTGGTTTATACTAGTACCAGTACCATTAATTGTTATACTTGGAGCAGATCCATATCCATATCCAGGCTCATCAACTTCTACAGAACTAACTAATCCATCTAGTTTTTGTACCGTTGCTGTAGCTGTTTTTCCTGTAAACTTATGTGTTGTTCCTACTCCAACTCCTGTTAAATTAATCTCTGATCCACCTGAAGTAGCAGATAAAGATATAGCATTACCAGTTATTGTTTTAACAAAATAAGTTGTTCCACTAGTTAATCCAGCAATTGCTGTACCAGTGGTTGTATATGTAATTTCATCATTTGCTGTCCAAGAAGCTTTTTGTGTTGCACTTAATGTAACATTATTATTTGATGTACTTACTATAGAAGAACTTGAACCATTAAAGGTTTGTGCTGCTGGAGCTGCAATAGTAACAGTTGGTGCTTGGAAATCCTTTCCTCCTTCTGTTACGGTAATTGCTGTAACATTTCCTGCTGATACAGTAGCCGTAGCTGTTGGTGCTGTATATCCACTTCCCCCATCAGCAAAGGTTAAATTTGGGGCTGATAAATAACCAGATCCAGCGTGTGTGATTGAAGCATTATTTTGTATAACCCCATCTTTTAATGTAGTAGATAGTGTAGCACTTTTATGAATATTTGCTGTGACCTGTGGTGTAAATGCTGAAGCAAACATTTCTACTAATACCGCTAAATCCTCAACTCCAATTACTCCCGGTTGTATCCCTGGCATTGCAGAAAATAATCTGGCCAAGGTACTCATCATCTTTTTGTTGTTTACTGTCCCAACATTAATAAAGTTTAATAATAGTAAAATCTCTCCAAAGAATTTAAATCCAGCTGGATGAACTAATCTTGTAAAAGCATCAGCCCAGTCAGAAACGTTTTTACCAGTTTTAATTAGGTAACTAAATTTTTGGTATCTTAAACTATCTTGAATTTTAATACTATCAGATAAGAATCCTTTATTATCTAAAAAAGCACTTGATCCAGTATCCCAATTTCCATTAGAAGGAATTAAAGTCTTATCATAAGGTCTTTCCACCTCAACTACTTCATTAAATAATAATCTAAAGAATATCTCTATACTATCACTTGATCCTCTTACTTTATAAAAATCAATAATTTGTTTATATAAATTTCTTTTATTAACCGTAACATCTCTAGGAATAGCAGCAGCTATTTCTTTCTGCATAAATTCTAAATAGTTTGAAGCATTACCATCTATATCCATAGCTTGTTCGATTGTATTCATAACATTCGAAGGTCCTGGACCAACCCAGTTTTTAACCACTGTGGTTAATGTTGCTGTTTTAGAATTATGAGAGGATAAACCCGTAACGGTATATGTTTTACCTATCTCTGAAGTTCCATCTGCTAATGTTCCAGGTAAATCATTACCATTAGTTATAGCTACGTTTACAGAGTTTAAACTAATTGAAGTTGTTGTTCCATCTGTATCTGTAATAGTTAAAGTTGATTCTGCTCCGGTTTCATCTGTAAAGAATTCATCGTTTTCTTGTTTTGGATCGGAGATTCTAAATACTGCTTTACTATCTAATACTACGTCTGTAAATGTTTTAGTCTGTTGATATATAAACTCTTCCATATTCATAAACGTATAATATGATTTCATCAAAGCTTCCATCTTTGATGAATTTTCTAGTATATGAGCTGGAACTAGCTGTTTATAATTAATATGCTCTTTTGTTTGCTTCTTAGAAGAAACTACAGTTTCCACGTATCCCGGAGAGCTATATTCTTTATCTTGTGACATTATTTAATTCTTGCTGTAGTTGTATATGTAATTGAACCAGCTGATCCACTTACTGAAATTGTATCGATCTCTGGAGTAATTGTCACTCTTGTATTATCAATAGAAAGTAATTGATCTCTCTTAGGAGCTAGGTCTAATGAATTAGGTATTACTGTTATTCGAATAGTTGTATTAGTTGATGGTGCAAAACCGTTTAAAGAGATTTTACCAGCATCAACATCTATTTCTCCTGCATCTGATATTACAGTAATGTTTGTTCCATCTTCAACCTTATAAACAATAACTGTTCTTTTTGTAGAACCTGTAATTGGAATATCACCAAAATAATGATCTGCAGTATCTCCTGAGATTTTAAATGCTGTAGAAGATATAATATGTTTAGTTGATGCACCAGATTGATAAAAAGGTGATGTGAAAGTTAAATCAAAGTTATTAGTAGCTTGAGTAGTTGTTGCTGCTATGTTTTGGAACATACGAGGTCTAACTGTACTATTCTGAATAGAAGGATCTGCGTTATCAATGTTCTTTAATATCTGAGAGTGTCTGAATACTCCATCAAATTTATTTAGGTTATTAAAATTATAATCACTTATTGTATCTCTTACAACAGATTGTAAATCTGAACTAGATCTATCTGTAAGGTTTGGATTATATTTAAAGAATACATCTAATTCTAAATAAGTAAAATTAGGATCTAAAATCTCTGGGGTAATACTAACTACATTCTTGCCTTTTAATATAGTATCTTTAATCTCAGCCTTTTCTGTTGCAGTTAATACTGTAGATGTAAGAGGTTTAATAGCTATATAAGCTTTACCATAGTTAGGTGGATCTTGGTCTTCACCACCCCAAGTAGATATTGAATCTATATTTGTAAATGATTTTTTAATAATAGCTGAATAATCATCTGAGGTCACCGCTCTGTTTTGTGAAGTAAATGTGAGTGGAGCATTAAATCTAATACTTTCAGTTGTCTCTGCGTCAACCCCACCTGCTGCATTTGTTACTGTGGTAATAGCTATAGTACTAAATCCACCAATGTTATCTACCATTGAGAATACACTAGCACCATTTGAATCCTTTCCATTTGTATATACATAATCTAAAGTAACAATGTTATTATTAATAGGTTTATATCCCGTTACACCATCGCCAAAGTAAACTTCAAAATATTCATTTGAATTTTCTTGTAAGTAATATGTCTTTGTTGTTGAATCAACTGTCTTTAATGATTCAAACTTTGTATAAATGTCGTATGCTGAACTTTCTTCATTATCCTGTACACGAACTCTAAGTGTAGAAGTATCTGCATCACTATCTGATAATTGATATTTTTGATTTTCAATATCATTATCAACTCTATATTTTAAAGTTTTAAAAGTTCCTTCTGCTATTGGTATAGCTGTAAATGTAAATTTATTATCTGATATAGTTGCTGTATGGTTATCTAAAACTACGAATTGAAATTCTTCTCCATCAACTAGAGTATTTAATTTTGTTCCCCTGGCAAGAGTAAGGGTAGTAGGTATAGTTCCACTTTCACCTGTCACATCCACTACTAAAGTAACACTTGCTCGAGCAGATAATATTGATCGTGGGATATATCCTAATAATTTAGCACGGGTAACAACGTTACCTCTGATTTGAGCTGAATCTAAGAATGCTTCATTCAAAGAGAAGTGAGCATTCATTGCATTATAATGTGTATTATATGCTAGAACATCTAGTAATACACTCATACCTGATCCATCGAAATCATAATCATTAAATTCTGATTGTGTCTTTAGGAAGTTTTTTAGATTAGTTTTGATTTGATCAAAATCTAATTCCGTTACTTTTAAATTACTTGCCATTTTATCTTAACCTTCGTAATAATATTTCCACAGATTCATTTGTGTCATATTCTTTTATTAAAAATTTAACTGTTAATCTGTAAGCATTTTGATCTGATAAATCATTTATAGCAACTGAGAGTAATTTAACTCTCGGTTCATAATCTTTAATCACATTACTTACATTCTCTTTTATAGCTATTCTTGTAATAGCATCAGCGGGTTCAAATAATAAACCCCTTAAATTAGCTCCTAACTGTGGTTGAAACGGACGTTCGAATGCATTCGTAATCAACAAATTCTTAACAGCATTTTTTATAGCATTATCATCTACTAAAACATTTATATCTTTTCTAATTGGATGTATTTTTAATCCTAGATCTAAATCTCTATGTCCCTTCTTTCTTGCAACAATCTTTGACTTGGAAGTCTTTTGACTAACACTAGAATCAGATTGAATTAAGGGTGATGTTTCGTTTGCCATATATCTATTTATACGCCTTCATCTAAGGTTTTCTTTCTTCTTGCAACTGCTTCTGTACAGGCGGTTGTAAAATCATCAGCATCAGCATATGAGGTAAGAAGAGTTTTCATTAAATCATATTTAGCTGCCATTATTTGTCCTTTTGCCACAAAATCATGTCCTAAAGGATAAGCTGCATCAAGT